GTCAGAAGAAGAAGCCGACGCCTACATCAACCAGCGTATAGCTATGCACCAAGCAGAAGTGCCAGCCCTATGCACAGACGAAGATCGTTGGACTAAGCCTGAGAAGTGGGCAGTCATGAAGCGCGGCAACGTCCGTGCAGTCAAGCTGTTCGACGACCCAATCGAAGCACGAACACTTGCCGACACTGCAAGTAACCTGTATGTAGAGCATAGGCCCGGCGAAGCAGTGCGCTGCCAAAGCTGGTGTCCTGTATCCAAGTTCTGTCAGCAGTGGCGGGACGACCCACGCAACAAACAATCCATATCGGAGACACTGTTCAATGCCCAAGTTTAATGAAGTGAAACTGCCACCTCGCATCCTGATCTGTGGCGAACCAGCAGCAGGCAAGACGGGCGCCCTCGCTCAGCTTGCCAACGCAGGCTATCGTCTGATGATCCACGACTTCGACCAGAACTCGCGGGTCATTGGTTCCTACCTGACCGACAAGGCTGCCGAAGTCTACCTTAACACTTACGCTGCCGCCAAGATCACAGGTACCAATCTGTTTGCAGGGTCAGGCCAAGCCAGCAAACAAGCACTGTCGGAGATGCGGCGCTTCTGTTCCATGCTGGAGCAGTGGAAAGTCCAGGGTGCCGAGGACCTGGGCGCCTGCACTAGCTGGACCCCGCGCGATGTGGTGGTCATTGACAGCGGCACCTTCCTAGGTGAACTGCTATTGCTGGCCGCGCAGGAGGACCCCGAAACCAAGAAGGACGGGCGCTCCCTCTACAACGTGGCGGGCAAATACTACGGCGCCATCCTCGATCACCTGACTGGCAACAAGATGGGCGCCACCGTTATCATGCTTACCCACCTCATGCAGACGGGTGAGAAGGACGACCAAGGCAAGATCGTAGGCAAGGCGCGCGATGTACCTGTCGGCGTGGGCGAGAAGTTTTCGAAGAAGATGCAGACCTACTTCTCTGACATCTGGCATTTGGAAGTGGACCGGGCGGGCAACCGCACCTTCAAGACGGCAGCCACTGACAAGGCTTCGCTTCGCACCTCCGCGCCCAGCCTAATCAAGGGCGCCGAACCCTACGACCTCGCCTCCATGCTTGACCGCCTGACATCAAACGGTTGAGTTGTATTTTGGCGGTGACTGTGGTATAGAGATCAGATTGATCTGTTATAGGAGTTATTCCATGGTTACCGCAAAAACTATACCCCCATTTTCCGAAACCAATTTCTGGAAAAGGGTAGATAAAACAGCAGGTGAAAACGCTTGCTGGCCTTGGACTGGAAGCCTGAATAATGGTGGATATGGACAGGTAAATATCGGGGGTAGTAACTACAAAAGTCATAGAGTAGCACTACACCTAACGGAACCTATGCCGTCAAATACTTTGTATGCTTGTCATACCTGTGATAATTCTAGGTGTTGTAATCCCAAGCATTTGTATTGGGGTACCGCTAAGAGTAACATTGGTGACAGGGATACAAGAGGTAGAAGGAAAGGTCCGTTAGGAATAACACATCATAAAGCCAAGCTTACTCCTGAAAAGGTTCGAGAAATTCGTCGCTTGGCTGGTAGTATGACGCAACGAGAATTGGCTACTAAATTTGAAGTGGCCCAAGGCGTAATTTGGAATATCATTCACCGAAAATTTTGGAAAGAAGTGGATGATTAGGCTTGACAGCGGGGCTGGCCTCCCGTAAAACAACCCTTGTCCCTAGGTGGACAAACCCAAATGGAGAAGCTAAAATGGATTTGTTTGACACAGTGGTAAACGCAACCGCCGCCGACCGCCCGGCTTTCCGTCAGGCGCCCGTGGGCGATTACCTTGCTACGGTTCAGTCCGTCAAGATTGTCAAGGCCAACTCTGGTACGCAGGGCCTTGAGCTTTCCTACACTTTGATGGAGCCTATGCACGACCACGATATGACGGGCGTCGATCTTTCGAAGTGCCGCATGCGTGACACGCTTTGGATTTCCGAGAATTCGCTACCTATCGTGCAGGAACGTCTGGCCCGTATCTCCCAAGATACCGTGGGCAATTCGATTCGGGATGCTCTTGACATCCTGCCCGGTAGCGAGGTTGTCATTACGGTCGGCCACGAAACCGAGAACCGTGACGGCAAGCCCCTTAATACGCCGCGCCTTACGGCATCCCGTTACTACTCGGTCGACTGGTACATGACCAACAAGAAGGCCGCCTAACCTCGGCTTAATCCAACAGGGGGAGTAGGCTCAGGCTTGCTCCCCTTTTCTTTGTGAGGTACTCATGATAATCGACGCTTACGCTACCGACACCACGCCATCCCATGAGGTAAGGCGCCGTGCCCTCGAAGCCCTAGCAAACGAAGGAGAACCCATGTCCGAAGTAACCTACGATGCCCTCCGCAAACGCCTCGCCCAAGCCGAAACCGAAATCCAAAACTTGCGGGCGGCGCTGCGTGATATAACCATCCAACCAGAAGGCGATGAAGAAAGCGCGCAGGCTATCGCCCGCGCAGTGCTGGGAGAAAAGAAATGAGCGACATTGTGGAACGGCTGCGGCTGGACGCAGAACCAACCGAAGGCGACATGGAAACTGCGGCACAGGAAATCGAAAAGCTGCGGGCGGAGAACGCGAAACTCGCCGCCTCAAACCATGCTTATCTATCTGATTACCAAGAAGCCAGAGGTGAAATCGAAAATCTGCGGGCGGCGCTGCGGGGTTTGTTGGAATGGGCAGGACCAATAGCGGGCGATACTCAGATCGTTTCCGAGCGAGCCTATGAAGAAGAAACTGTAGCAATCGCCCGTGCAGCGCTGGGAGAAAAGCAATGAGCGATATCGCAGATAAAATCTACGCCGCCACCGGACTGACGCTCAACGCAGAGGCGGCGGCTGCGATTGGGCAGATGATCCAACAAGCCAAGCGCGATGCGCTGGAAGAAGCGGCGCGGGAGATTAAACAGCGTGGCGAGTTTTGGTCCCAAGGCAGCAATCATGACGCCAAAATTCGGGCAGACGAATGCCAGAAAATTGTCGCCGCCATCCGCGCGCTGGGAGAAAAGGAATGATCTTTGAAAGAGACTTTGCCACTGGCCAACCGATACCAATGAGTATTGGGCGTTTAAGGGTGGGTGAAGGGGTGGCCAGAATTATCATGGCGGTAGACGGGAAAATTCATCTGTTGATCCCTGAAAGCCAACGAGCTTATGTCCACTTCTATGAAGCTGACTATCTAGGCCACCCTCCCAAAGACTTCAAACTGGAGCCAGGAGAAAAGGAATGATCAAAGAGAAGAATGGCTGGTGGTATTTGGTTGGAATTGGGTGCTTCTATGGCTACCCATTTCCTACCCGTGCCGACGCAGCCGAAGCCCTTTGTGAACTGGAGAAACCCGATGCCGCTATGTTTTCGTGACATGACGTTCTGCCCTTTCAATGCTGATTGCATTCACGCCGCCACTTGCCCTCGTGCCCTGACGCCAGCCATCCACGACGCCGCCGCTAAGTGGTGGGGTAAGCCCGGCGCACCCATCGCTATGTTTACCTCCCAACCCGAATGCCATCGAACCAAGGAGAACCCTAGCCATGAACCTACGCCTAGGCCGTGACCTGCTGATCTATTGGCCCGTCCTGCTGCTGGCCCTGCTAACATGGATGCAGCCGCTACCCGCCATAGCCGTACCGCCCAGCCCCATCCCCGTTGAATGGAACGACACCAACAACCGGGACCGCCACTTCAACTGCATATCGCGCGCCATCTACTGGGAAGCTCGCGGCCAATCCCGTGCCGGGCAGATCGCCGTGGGCCAAGTCATTCTGAACCGGGCCAATGACCGTCGCTTCCCTGCTGACGTATGCGACGTAGTCTATCAGCGGCGCGGCAACTCCTGCCAGTTCACATGGGCTTGCACGAATCGCCGCACCCTAGCGCCTTCCAATCAAGACGACTGGCATGAAGCACAACACTCTGCCCAGCTAGTGCTAAGCAACATGCCCGACCTGACGCGCGGCGCCCTTTACTTCCACGATACTTCTGTGGTAGGGTGGCACCATCTACGGCGCACCACGCGCATCGACAACCATATCTTCTACAAGGATCGCTGACATGCCAAATCTCACCATCACCATCGACGCCGACGCGGCTGACCAGTTCATGATTAAGATGCTCCAAAATACTGGCGACACCGCCATTTGGTGCATCCGCAAAGCCCACGAGTATCTTGCGGAAGGGCGCGGTCCACACAACTGGTCGGACATTGGCGACAACATGAAAATCCTAGGTGCCGTCAACGAACTGCTTGTATACTACGGCGCTAAACCCCTCGACCTCGCCTCTTACAAATCGGAGACGCCACTCTGATGTGCCGCAACACCGTGCCTACCCTGCGCGTTCTTCAGAACTGGTCGTCTCCCGAGGAAGGCAAATCACGTCCAACGACCTACGCCCTTCAAACAAAGGATGCTCATGGTCATTGGGTAGATATACCCGTAGTCAACAAGTATCCGCCCGTGCAGATGGAGCTTCCCTTTGAAGATCGCCCTAGTACTTGACTGGCCATCCGTTGACGCAATGACTGGCCACCCGCTATCAGAGTGGGAGTGGAAGGTTACGCAAGAACTGTTAGGTGCTGCGGGGCTTGTGCCTTCCGGCACCTTCACTGCCTTCCGTGCCTACACTGCCAAGTGGCACACGCTATTCGTCGGCAACAAGCCGGGCGGCCCCCTCACGCGCCTAGCCCAAGACGATTTTGTTAAGCTGTGCGCTGACCTGCAAGGCTACGACATGGCCCTGACCCTAGGGCAACACGCTATGTTCTGCCTGACGGGCGAAACCAAACTAGATACTTTCCGTGGCACACACATGGACAGTCCCTTTGTCAAGGGCTTGCAAGTGGTGCCTTCGTATTCGCCCGCCATCTTTGCGCGCATGGCTTGGGCCGAGCGGCCCGTGGTCGTATCCGCCATGCGTAAAGTCAAGCAGCGTCTGGCCCACAAGGACCGGACTATATTCCTACCAGAAAACGTAGCCGACCTATACGACTTCGCCACCCGCTACATCAAAGACGAAATCGTATTCGATGTAGAAACCAACAAGGCTTGCCGCATCACGGAGTTCTCGGTCGCCACCTCCTCAACCGAATGCCTGTATGTGCAGCTAGAAGATCGTGCATACGAAAGCATTTGGTCAGAGCAGGACGAGCGCGACATCTGGTTGTGGCTTTGGTATCTGGCACAGCGCCCCGACCTAGGTTGGGGATTCCACAATGCCACCTTCGATTTGACTTACCTTGATGCGTATGGTATTAAACCCAAAGGCCCTATATTTGATACCATGCTTCGACACCACGCATGGCAACCCGAACTAGAAAAGTCTTTAGGTTTTCTAGCATCAATGCACATACCAACTAGGGCTTGGAAACACCTTCGTACAAAAGCTAAGAAAGAGTTTAATAAGGCTGGAAGTGTTGACTAGAAAAGAATCTTTACAACAGGGAATCATGTTTTATACAAGCCAAAATCCCTGTAAGAAGTGTGGCACCAAGATTCGGTATAGTAAAACCGGACAGTGCCACACTTGCCACGCTGTTTGGTCGCGTGAGTATTCTAAACAAAACAGGCAATCTATAAATGAACAAAGCAGATCGCGTTGGAAAACCGACAATAAAAGAAAACAGCGCCAACGTGAATGGCAAAATAACAATAGAGAAAAGTGCAGACAAGCTTCTCGTGAGTGGTCTAATAAAAATCCAATAAACAATTTAGAAAGGGTAAATAGGCGGAGAGCTATAAAGAAACAAGCTTGCCCTAAATGGGTTGATAAACTTCAATTAAAAGCATTCTATCTAATAGCTAAACACTTGACAGATACCATAGGAATATCGTATCATGTTGATCACATAGTACCATTAAGCAATGCACTAGTCTGCGGGCTTCATGTCCCTTGGAATTTGCAAGTGATAGAAGCCACAGAAAACATACGGAAAGGTAACACGTTTAAATGAAACTGAATTACAAATGACTGAAGATGATGCGAGTATCCGGCGCCTATGGGCGAGCGTGATTATTCAAGCGTTGATTGACGCTACGTCCGAACCCAAGACGCCTGTTGCTCACGTCAACAAACGGCAGGCCCATGCATGGCTTACGGCAGAGTTTGGCACGACCGCCCAGAACTTTGACGAAGTCTGCTTGGCCGCCGACCTAGACCCCACCCGCGTCAGGCGCTTTGCCAAGTCCTACGAAGGACCGCCCTTGACTCTGCACCTCCTGTCGCGTATGCGAAACACGTTCCTGAAAGGCGAGCCGCATGAAGATACTGACGGACCTGACCCCGACTCCTGAAACGCAGGAGATAGTTTACAACTCGCTCGATACCATGCAGACAATGGCCCTCAAAGAAATATATGATGAGGGCCTTTTGCCTGACTGGGCCGCGACAACCTACCGCTACAGCGAACTGATGCTGGGTCCCATCCTTACCATGATGCGACGTGGCGTACAGATCGACACCGAACGGCGCGACCGTCTAGTCGAAGGGCTGCGCCTCCGCGCCGACAAGGTGCAAGCCAACTTCGATCTAGTGTGTGAAGCATTGTGGGGTACGACCATCAA